ACTTTCTTTTTGCGGGCAGGACTGGCTGGCTTCTGCTCTTGTTCTGGTTGGCCATTTTTCTGATCCTCACGCTGCTTTTGCTTGATCTTTTGAATCGTCTCGAAGTCCACGGGTTGTCCCGCTTCAAGGCCGTCTTTGTTTAATGGCATAATAATGTCCTCTGTTATCGCTTATAGTATCACATCGTTAGCGTAAAACCATTCTGTGAAGTTTGGCGACCTCACCCTTGAGTGCATCCCGGATATGCTCATGCCGTTACCGCGCGCTGCATCTGATAGCGATTCGTACAGGCCGCTGGGGGTGGAAACCCTACGCACCTTGCCGGGCTTCTTCATCACCTTACTCAGCGCATCTTCCGTCCCGGCCCCAGAGTTTAGCCTTCTTGCTATTGTTTCCCGCTTAACGCCTATCTCGTTGGCCCACGCCTGCAAAGTTTGTTTTTTCCCAAAGGCAACAAGGTTCCTGCTGTTTCTTTTGTTTCTCGCGTTTTCCTCTCTAGTTACCCACTTGCAGTTTTCAGGCTCATAATTTCCATCGTTGTCTGCTCTGTCTATTTGGTGATCTGCCGATGGCGGAGGCCCCATATCGTCAAGAAAGTTCTGGTAGCTATCTGTCCACCTATCGCAGACCTTTATACCTCTTCCGCCATAACGATCGTATGCACCGTCCTGTTTGTTGTTGCAGCGCCGCTTCATTGCCTGCCATGTGTAATAGCACTTGTAGCCAATCGGGTCTTTGTCTTTGAATGACGTAGAATGTCCGTGAGTCTTTTTGTATGAAGACTTTTTCTTAGAGCTACAAGCTGAGCAATGGGTAACGATGCCTCTTGTGACGTTGTTTAACGTGGCAAAGTGATTAAGGCCGCAGGAACATTTAAATATTGATTTCTTGGTTGATCTGTAATTGTCGCCGCCGAAGATGTCTGAAACCAACGTTAGCTGACCCCACGTGTCGCCGGATATGTACTTTTCAATACTCATAAAAAACCCTCTTTTGATGTTATCGCCAGAGGGATAGTACCACTCCTACACTTTAAAAGCTAGTTAGTAATCAATTTGTGACCAAGTATGCGATTGGAATCTGCTTCCGTGGCAGAACGCGATCCCATACAGCAGCCGTTGCAAGTTCAGCGTGAGTAAAGCTCACACCGTTTGGTGTACTAGTCTGCTGGAAGCCGAACGGATGCAGGATCTGGGTGTTACGAACCCACAACGTCTCGATGCCGCCACCGTCGCCTTGCTCTTCTTTGCGATCAATCGCCACCGGAGTCAGCGGGTTGCCGACACCATAGCCGAATGCACCTGGGCCAAAGAGTACAGAGGTGTACTTAAAGCCGCTTCCGCCACCGTCGCCGTCATCACCAGCCACAACGGTCAGCCCGTCATCTACAACAACCCGCTTGCCAAGGTAGGTTGGGATTGTCGCCATACCGTTGCTATCAGGGATGAAGTCGATGTCGTTGTTCTTCACCATTTGAGCCATTACAGCGGAATGCACCGCGATGGTAGTGAAGATTTCAGCCGAGTCGCCTGCCGTGTACAGCGCTTCAGTGAATGAATCACGATTAAACCTGGTTGTAGCATCCTGAGCACCTGTAGTCTCAACCGCCACATCAACAACCATGTCGCTGTTACCTGCTACGTTGTCGGCCAATACGCCGTTAGTAGCTGCGATCAAACGGCGCTGAAATTGACGTGCAAAATAGCGATCCGTTCGAGCGCGGACGGCTTCCATTGCGGTGCCACCCAGTGCCAGCTCAGAAGCCAAGTCGGCAGCCTGCCACCCTTGGTTGATGAAAGCCTTGCGGGCGATCTGCTCACCTTGGTCCACTTTCTGCGGCGTTGCGTCACTGGTCGGATCATCTGAACTGTAGTTGGTCTCAATCGAGCCGTCCAGGTCATTCCAGTAGGGAAGCTCAATGCTCTTACCGGGCGAGTTTGCCAGTTCATCCAGCAAGCCGTTACGGGTGATAATGCCGGACTCAAAGAACCGGGTTTTCTCCGGGCCTTCGATCTGCGGAAGGTCGCGGAAAATTGTTACATCAATGATGTCTGAAAGACTAGTAGTAGCCATCGGGCGTTACCTATGTTCCGTAGTGTTGGGTGCGCAATCGGTCATATTCGGAAGCATCAGCTTCTTTAATGGCCTTGAGTTCTGCGCCAGAGTATTCGTTAAACTTCTTGCCTGCGGGTACACCCGACCCTTGACCACCAGCAGCGCCTCCGCCGGTTGCCTTTGAACCTGCCAGGTAGTTGGCATATCGTGCGCCATCTTTAACCTTGGCCTCCAGCTCAGCCAGGGAGTTAACGCCATCACCTGTGACCTTAACCTGCCCTGAATCATTATCGTAATCGAATTCAAATCGTACCTTCAGAAGATCACGAAGATCCTCGTTGTACTCACCGCCAGCGCCTAGCTTGTTGACCACGCCGTTCAGTGCGTTGTTGACCTTTTCGGTTTTCGTCTGGCTCATCAGCTTATTGTAGCGGTCTGTCTGCTCAGTGGCCCGCTCTTCCATCAAGCGATTCAACTTCTCAACGTCGCCATCGGCCTTGGCCTTGTCCTCTTCAGCCTTGCGCGTCTTCTCGCTGGCTTCTCGCTGCTTTTCCTGCAGCTCTTCTTTCTCAGTCTTCAGATTCTGGTTAGTGGTCTTCAGACCCTTTACCTCATCATCGACCTTTGTCTGTACTTCGGCTTCCGTGTAGACGGTAATCTTTTGGCCTTCGTGTTCGATTTCCATTGGCATTGTAAACACCTGTTACATGCTCGACTGCGCGCCTGCGCAGCCTGGTTATAAAAAAGTCCTACCTTATGCTGTAACAGTATAGCACATCGATTGACATTTTAAACAGGCGTAAAAAAGCCCGCGCTTGGCGGGCCTGTGGGTTTATGGGTTGCGGGTTAGTTCGTTACCGCCTTCTCTAGTAATCGACTGGCGAACTGGGTGTCCGTTAGCGTAATTCCAGCAGCGTCTTCTGCCCGCCTCTTCGCTTTGTTGAACGCCTCCACGGTTGTGGCTGGGAGGGTGATTCTCATTTGCTTTCTGTGATTAGTCATTGCGGAATCTCTATTTTATTCTGAAACCCTTTGTTGATAACCTTTAACATTCCATCTGCAAAAGTTTTCGGGGTCCTGTGGCCGTGATAAGCTGCCCCTGACTGCGCAGATTTAGCTATTCCCTCATAACCTATAGACCTTATCTTTCTTGATATTCTGTCGCTGCTGGCGGGCTCTGTCGCATATCTCTCGATGTAGTATATTCCCATCAATACGCTATGAACCATCTTTTGCCCTTCACACAAGCTAACGACCAACTCCCAAATTGTGCTAAGCGCACACTCATCTTCTTTGATACATCTTTTTAAATCATTGACACAACTTATCGTCCCTGAGCTACCGTTTTTTGATATAACACGACTAGCTTTCGCTGCGTAAAGCTCTGCCTTTATAGCGACTTCATCATTTTGAACTAGGTGAGCCCTGTGTCGGTCCACAGCTCCCATCGCCTTTCTGTTGCTGTTTACAACGTCGAACGCTTTAGCTTCATCCTTGATTGATTCAGACTCAAACACCATGCAAGGAACCATAGATATGTCTGAGCGCCTTCGTGCAGCCCTCACTCTATGGCCGCCGTCCACGGCATAATGTACGCCATCCCTTTCAGCGATAGATACTACCTGGAAGGCAATCCAAGAAAACTCGGACGCGATCTTTAAAACCTTTCTATCTGCCTCACCTCCCGCCGCAGATCTTTGATATGAGTCAGCGGGTATGACAATCTGATCCTTATGAAGCATTACAAATCTACCCGGGATTCCTGGATCTACCCACCCGTACCGGGAAACCTTGTCAGCTCCAAGTGGAGTTTTGCTTGTATCCTGTGTCATAATGCTTACCTCAATCTGATTTAAGTTAGCGCCTCTCACAACGCCCAATCAGATTAAACAATGTGCCGCCTCCTGTCAACAGTTGGCGGCATTTTTTATTATTGTTGTTTGTTGTTGTCGCATGTTGTTCATTGCAACATCGTCACCCGTAAAAAGCCCGCATAGGGCGGGCATCAGTCTTGAATTAATGCCCGCGTCAGCAGGGCCTGCTTTATACCGTTTAGGTCTATCAATCAACCACAATATAGCCCACCGCGCACCGGCAGTTAATCACATTAGCAGCACTGCCGGACGGGTCCCCAGGATAGTCTAGGCTCTCACCATCGACTATGAAGGGCTGGTCCATACCCACAACCTGGCCGTCTGCGTCTTCGTGCGTGTCACGTGTGCGCCCGC